CTTTTATATGAGTATCTGGTCAGTGGATTGGAGAAAAAAGAGTTTTTCTTTGATCAGAAGAAGGCAAATGCCGTCATCGATTGGGCTGAATCTCATTGGTTTCATACAGAGGGCCATCTTGCACCGGGTAATATCACTCTGGAGCTTTGGCAGAGGGCAATGCTGTCCGCTGTGTTTGGAATCGTTGACAAAGACGGTCACCGGCAGTTTCGTGAAGTGCTTTTGGTAGTTGCGAGAAAAAACGGTAAGTCAATCATTGCTTCCGGCATTGGGAATTATGTTTTCCGTGTTGACGGTGGATTTGGTTCAAAGGTGTTTTGCTTAGCACCAAAGTTGGAACAGGCCGATATTGTTTATAATAATATCTGGCAGATGATCACGCTGGATCCTGAGTATCAGGAAATGAAAGAGCTTCAGAACGAGCGTGATGAACATAACAAAAAAATCAATGATGATTCGATGCTTCCGAAGCATCGGCAGTCTGATCTTAATATTGCCGCTACGAACAGCACGGTTAAGAAAATTGCGTTCAGTGCAAAGAAGAGTGATGGTTTTAATCCGTCACTGTGTATCTGTGATGAAATAGCTGCGTGGGATGGTGATAAAGGCCTCAAGCAGTACGAGGTTATGAAATCTGGTATGGGAGCCAGGATAGAACCTCTACTCTTATCCTGTACAACTTCTGGTTATGTCAATGACTCTATTTATGATGAGTTGATAAAGAGATCAACACGCTTTCTTCTTGGAGAGTCGAAAGAAAAGAAACTGCTTCCGTTTCTCTACATGATCGATGATGTGGAGAAATGGAACGACATCAACGAACTTCGGAAGAGTAACCCAAATCTTGGCGTATCTATTCCGGTTGACTTTATGCTGGAAGAAATAGCCATTGCAGAAGGATCTTTGAGTAAAAAAGCGGAGTTTTTGGTCAAATACTGCTGTATTAAACAGAACAGCAGTCTTGCATGGCTCCCTTCACAACTGGTGGAAAAAGCCGGAGGCGAAAAGCTGAAGCTGGATGACTTCCGTAATTCGTACTGTGTCGGTGGCATTGATCTATCACAGGCACGAGATCTGACTGCCTGCACTGCGGTTATCGAAAAGAATGGTGAACTGTATGTGTTCGCTAAGTTCTTCTTACCGGCAGAGCGGATTGATGAAGCATCACAGCGTGACGGATTGCCGTATAACATCTATATACAGCGTGGATTGCTTCAGACATCCGGTGATAACTTTGTTGATTATCATGATTGTTTTAACTGGTTCAGATCGTTGGTTGAGGAATACCAAATTTTCCCACTTGTTACGGGATATGACCGTTACTCTGCTCAATATCTGATTCAGGATATGCAGCAGTATGGCTTTGTAATGGATGATGTGTATCAAGGGGAAAACCTCTATCCAGTTATCCAGGAGACGCAAGGCCTTTTGGAAGATGGGAAGATCCATATAGGTGATAATGATCTGCTGAAGATTCATCTGCTGAATTCCGCTATTAAGATGTCAGCGGAGCGTGGAAGAGGTCGATTAGTCAAGATCAATGCAAATGATCATATAGATGGTTGTGCGGCATTGCTGGATGCAATGTGTGTCAGGCAGAAATGGTTCGCCGAGTACGGGGAACAGCTTAAAAACTGAGGTGGTTCAATGGGAATGTTTGATTGGCTCTTTGGAAACAGGCCAAAGCCAAAAGAACGCTATGCGGAAGCGTTCAAGATGCTGAACGGGTATACGCCTGTTTTTCATAACTTCCATGGGAGTATATACGAGAGTGATCTGATCCGGTCTGCGATCAATACAAGGGCAACACATATAAGTAAATTGAAGGTCGAGACTTATGGTTCGGCAAGGCCATCGTTGCAGACAAAGCTGAAGAACGGGCCAAACGAGTTCCAGACTTGGAGTCAGTTCCAGTATCGGCTTTCTACTCTGCTTGATGTGCATAATACCGCTTTCATTTGTCCTGTATATGATCAGTACGGTCAGCCAAGTGGCATTTATACACCGCTTCCGTCAAGGTGTGAGATTGTTCAGTATAACGGTGTACCTTATCTGAGGTATGAGTTTGGAAACGGCACACGGGCGGCTGTTGAATTGGAATATTGTGGAATCATGACCAAGTATCAGTATTCCAATGATTTCTTCGGTGAGAACAATCACGCTTTGCAGAACACGCTTGATTTGATTCACATTCAGGATCAGGGCATTCAGGAAGGTGTGAAGAGTGCTGCAACATACAGGTTCATGGCAAAGCTGTCAAACTTTGCAAAGGCTGAAGATCTGGCAAAGGAACGGCAGAGATTCACAGCTGAGAACTTTTCAAAGGACTCCAATGGTGGTGGCCTGCTTCTCTTCCCGAACACCTATCAGGATGTGAAACAGGTGGATGTGAAACCGTGGGTTGTAGACGCTGAACAGCGCAAAGCCATTGAGGCTAACGTCTATAAGTATTTTGGCGTGAATGATGACATTCTGACAAATCATTTTGATTCGGAAAACTGGTCTGCGTTTTATGAGGGGGCAATTGAGCCTTTTGCCATTCAGGAATCCGAAGTGTTGAAAAAGATGTTCTTCACGCTCCGGGAGCAGTCAAGCGGTAACGGTGTGGCTGTTACGGCAAACAGATTGCAGTATCTGAGCAACAGAGATAAGCTGAATGTTTCAGCTCAGATGGCAGATCGTGGTCTGATGACAAGAAACGAAATCAGAGAGATTTGGAATATGCCGCCTCTGCCTGAACCGCTTGGTTCACAGATTCCTGTGCGTGGTGAGTATTACAATGTAGGAGAGATGAAAGATGAAAAAGGAAATCAGAGCGTTTAACTTTGATGTCCGTGCTGAAGAAAATGAAGAACATGGGCATTTTCTTTCAGGCAGACCGATTGTTTTCGGTCAGAGAACGGACATCGGATGGTATGACGAAATCATAGAGCATGGTGCGCTTGACACCACAGATTTGAAAGATGTGCGTTTTCTGGTGAATCACAACACCAATATGATTCCGCTCGCAAGGAGCCGCAACAACAATGGAAACAGCACCATGCAGATGTCTGTTGATGATGACGGCATGGTGATCCGTGTTGATCTCGACACAGAGAACAATGCGGACGCAAAGAGCCTTTACTCCGCTGTGAGTCGTGGAGACATTTCCGGGATGTCTTTTATGTTCACGGTGGATAAAGATAGCTGGGATGATGTAAACACTGAGCATCCGACAAGACATATCAGGAGTATCCAGAATGTCCTTGAGGTGTCAGCGGTGACATTCCCGGCGTATACTGCAACATCAATTCAGGCCAGAGGCCTTTCTGATGCACTGGATAGTGCAAAGGAATCACTGGATAGTGAACGTGCCAGACTTGCCGATATTGAGAGGCAGAAGAAAAAAATCAGAATTATGATGGAGGTTTAAATCAATGGAAATCAAAGAAATGTCCATTGAACAGCTTGAAGAGCGTAAGGCTGCGATTGTTGCCGAGCTTGATGCTCCTGAGGCTGATCTTGATGCTCTGGAAGCTGAAGCCAGATCCATCAAGGAAGAGCTTGAAAGCCGCAAGGCTGAAGCAACCAAGAAAGCAGAAATCCGTGCTGCTGTTGCCGCTGGTGATGGTGAGGTAACTAAAACATTTGAGAAAGAGGAGAGAAAAACAATGACTCTTGCTGAAGTTCGTGCGCTTCCTGCTTATGCTGAAGCATACAAAAAGTATATCCTGACTGATGATCCTGCCGAGTGCCGTGCAGTTATTACCGAGAATGCTCCTGATACCGTTACCGGTTCCGGGCCTGTTCCTGTGCCTGTTATCGTTGATCAGTTCGTCCAGACTGCATGGGAGCGTGACGGTATCATGTCCCGTGTTCGCCGCACCTTCGTGCGTGGCAATCTGCGTGTCACCTTCGAGAAAGCCGCTGATCCGGCTGCTGTCCACGAAGAGGGAACCGATCACCCGGCTGAAGAGACTCTGGAGCTTGGTACTGTTGAGCTGATCCCGAAGAACATCAAAAAGTGGATCACGCTCACGGATGAGGCTCTTGCTATGGGTGGGGAAGAGTTCCTGCGCTATATCTATGATGAAATCACCTATCAGATCGTTCGCAAGGCTGCGGCTCTTGGCATTGCCGATATCGTGAATGCTCCGGCAGCTCACGGCGCTCATGCAATCGGTATTCCTGTTGTGAGTGCTGCGCCTTCCGTGACTGCGATCCCTGCCGCCGCTGCAAATCTGAGCGATGAGGCAACGAACATTGTTGTTGTCATGAATCGTTTGACTGAGGCTGCTTTCCTTGCCGCCCAGGTTGCAGGAAACTTCAATGTGGATCCGTATGCCGGACTTCCCAGAGTTTACACATCTGCTCTGCCTGCTTACTCCGCTGCCTCTTCCGGTCAGACCTACGCCATCATCGGCGATCTGCGTGGCCTTCAGTTCAACTTCCCTGAGGGTGACGGCATTGTCCTTAAGTATGACGATCTGAGCCTTGCTGAAGAAGATCTGGTAAAGATCGTCGGTCGGCAGTATGCCGCTCACGGTGTGACCGCTCCCGGTCGTTTCGTGAAACTGGCAAAGGCTTAATAAGTTATGCTGGTTCGTCTTCTGAGAGACGCAAGAATTAATCACAGGGCTGGGGATATCGTTGAGGTATCTCCAGCTCAGCTTAATTTCTTGCTGTCCACAAACAGCGCAGAGCTTTATGAGCAGGCAACAGCTGATCCTGTCGGCGAAGTGCCAGAAAAGCCGAAGCGGACAAGAAAGAAAGGATAAATGGTATGTGCGGCGGCATTGTAGTAGATAAAAAGCTGATTCAAATGGCAAAGATGGCAAAGCGCATCACAACCGATGCGTATGATGCACAGATTGAGTTCTTGCTAAATGCCGCAATGCTTGACATGGGTGTAGCCGGTGTAGAAACCGGTGGTTTTGCGGATAATATCGTCAGACAGGCGGCAATCACTTATTTTCTGATGAACTTCGGTGAGCCGGAAAATTATGATAAGCTGAAAAAGTCTTACGATGAGCAAAAAGCACAGCTTTCCACTTGCACGGGATACACGAGGTGGTCAGATGAATCGGCCTGATGTGTGTGATCTGGTTACAAAGGTTTATGCCAAGGATAACGAAGGTTACGAGACTGAAACGGAAGTTGTAAAGCAAGTGTTTTGCAACTGGTCGGAAGGTGTATCGCAGAATGAATACTATCTGAGTCATAAAGAGGGGTTTGAGGCTTCCGCAAGTGTCGAGATTGTTTCTTTTGATTATGACAAGCAGAAGATTGTTGACTTTCATGGTGTGCGTTACAACGTAATTAGAGCGTTTCAGCGCAGGCCTGATTATGTGACTCTGATTCTGGAAGAGGTGGTAAGATGAGTTGCGACGAAGCGATCAATGCCGCCTTTGGTGAAATTCTTCCGTTGTTTCCAAATGTGTACACAGGCGAGGAATTGACATATCTGGTTTATAACTATTATGTCATTCCTGAGGTGTATGCGTCTTCTGTGTCTCACGCATCACGCTATTCTATCCAGCTTCACTTGTATCTACCACACAAAGAGAACCCGAACGCTATTAAGCTGGCAATTATCAATGCTTGCATTGGTGGTGGCTTTACATATCCATCTATGACAAACGCAAGTGACAAAGACGGTCAGCATTATGTGTTTGAGTTCGAATACTGCAATGGTGGTGGTGTGTATGCCCAGACTTGACTTAAGTGGATTTGAAGAACTGGCTGCCGCCTTTGACAAGATTTCAAATGTGCCTGAAGATGTGCAGATGAAAGCCCTAACGGAAATGGAAGAAGTTGCGGCAGCAGAGATCAGAAAGAGCGGAGAAGCCTATGGGGTGCGTGATCCCGAATCACCTGTTCATGTCTTGGATTCGATCAAAGTAAATAAGCCGAAAAAGACTGATTCAGGTGGATATGCAGATGTCACATTCTCCGGCTCAAGAACCAGATCAGGAAAACAGGTTCGTCAAGCAGAAATAGCATTTATCAATGAATACGGTAAAAAGAACCAGCAAGCTCGTCCGTTTGTTGGTGAGGCAATGAACAAGAATGCCGAAGCAATAGCAAAAGCCGGAGCGGAGGTTATTCTTGACTGGACGGAAAATAACTTTTAAGAGGAGAATGCAATATGCCTCAGTTTGATCTTAGAGGAATTAAGGTTGCAAACTATGTGAATACTGCTGGCACGGTTACATATACGGGTGCGACAAGTGCCGGTGATGCCATGAACGTCAACATTGAACTGCGCTTTGCTGAAGGTCGGCTTTATGCTGAGTCCACGCTTGCAGAGTTCATGCGGAAATGCGTTGGTGGCACGATCAGCATCGGAGTGAAATATATTCCTGATGCGGTTCAGACCATGCTTTTCGGTGTGACTGCCAAGAGCAGAACCGTTGGTTCTAAGACCATCAGCAGCCTTGTTACCAGCGCAAAAGATACTCCCAATTATGTTGGAGTAGCGTTCTATGCACCGGATATGATTGACGGTGTGAAGAAATATACTGCCGTTAAGGTGGCAAAAGCCTTGTTTGGAAATCCTTCTATGACGCTTCAGACAGCCGGTGAGAACATCACGTTCAACACACCTACAACAAGCGGTGAGTTTCTTGCCGATAACAGCACGAATCAGGACATGATTGAAGTAGCAGTGTGCGATACCGAGGAAGATGCCATTGCTTGGGTAACTGCGGTGCTTGCCTGATGGATATTCGGCTTGAACAGATGCCGTTTGAGGTTGATGGCAAAACATATCAGTTGCGGTGCAACATGAATGTCCTTGCTGATGTTCAGGAACTGCATGACGGTGATTTTGTAGCATCACTTAAAGGCGGCTCGACAATGAAATCTGCGCTTGAGTTTTTGGCGGCAATGCTGAACGATTACGCAGATGAACAGGGATGGGAAGAGCGTTACACCGCACGGAAGCTTGGAAGAAAGTTTAAGCTTGCCGATCTTCCAATTGATAAAATCATGGCTCTTGTGGTTCGTTCGATCACTCCTGACGGAACAGAAGAGATTGAAGCATCGGGAAACTGACTGAACGGGAGGAGTCAAATTCAATCGACTTCTCCCGTTATCTTTCTTTATGGCTCTTTCAGTTTCATCTGCCTGAACGTGATTTCTGGAAAACAATGAATCCGAGGAGGCTTCACGCTTTGCTGAATTCATGGTTCAGGCCACCAGAGCGGAAACAGATGAGCTTATCAGAATACCTCACATCTGGGGGTTAATCATATGGCAACAAGGACAGTTAAAGCTCGTGTAGAGCTTGACGGGGAAAAACAATATAAACAGGCATTATCAGAGCTTAACCAGGGGAACAAGGTTCTTGCTTCTGAGATGCGAAAGCTTCAGGCTGAGTATAAAGGCAACACAGAGAGCACCGAATATCTGACAAAAGCCGGTGATTTGCTACAGAGGCAACTGCAACAGCAACAGGATAAAGTTGCGAAGCTACGGGAAGCTCTTCAAGCGTCTGCTGAGAAATACGGTGAGGCAGATAAGCGTACACAGGATTGGGTTGTAAAGCTCAATAACGCTGAAGCGGCTGAGTTTGATCTGCAACACGCTATCGAAGAGAACAACAACGCTTTAAATGGTCAGAATCAGGAAATGGCTGGCCTTGGCGACACGGTTGATCAGCTTGCATCAAAGCTTGGTATTAATATTCCTCAGGGTGCTAAGGATGCGCTTAACGGAATGCAAGGGTTATCTGCCGGAACCGTTGCGGCTATGGCTGCGGCAGCTGGTGCAATTGCAGCTATTGTTTCAGTTGTTAAGGAACTTGGTCAAACAACATTAGAGGTTGCTTCACATGTTGATAATTATATTACTCAAAGCGCAATTACTGGAGTTCCTACATCTATGCTACAAGCATGGGATTATGCTGCGCCTTTGATTGATGTTGATGCTGAAACAATTAAAGGTTCAATGACAAAGATTACAAGGGCACTTGGTGATGCTGGGGAAGGGAATGAAGCGGCAATAGCATCTTTTGATGCTCTTGGCGTTAGTATTCATGATGATGTTACAGGAGAATTAAGATCAGCTGAAGATGTCTTTTATGATGTCATTGATGCGCTTGGAGGCATAGAGAATCAGACACAGCGAGATGCACTTGCTATGGATTTGATGGGGAAGAGCGCACAAGATTTAAATCCGCTGATTAATCAAGGCAGTGATGCTTTAAAAGAAATGGCTGATAAGGCTGAGAACGCTGGTTATATTCTTGATGAATATCAAATCAAACGTCTTGGTGAAGTAGACGACGCATATCAAAAATTACAATTGCAGATTGATGCAAACAAGAAACAGCTTGCAGCAGATTTCGCACCAGCGGCAAAAGAGGCAATGGAATTGTTTTCTGATGTCGTTAAAAAAGCAGGCGAGATGCTTGAAAGGTCAGGCTTAATTGAAAATTTAGCAAATATTATTGAAAGCCTAATTAGCATTGTTCGTACTGCTGGCGAAATTATTACAGGTCTGCCAGGTTTTACAACTGCACTTGATGGATTAAGAGTTGCGTTAAACGCTGTGGCTTTGGTTTGTGCTACGATTGCAGACGCTGCTAATATTATCGGTGGCATTCTTAGCCTTGATTTTAATCAGGTAAAAACTGGACTTGGTTGGAATATAAATAACGGTGAACTGTCAAATATACAGAGAACTTTAGGATATGGTGATACTAGTGGTCAGTGGTATAACCAAGCTACAGGAATGTGGGAGGGAAATTATGGTCATAACGCAAGCGGTAACGAGAACTGGCGTGGTGGATTAACATGGGTTGGTGAAACAGGGCCAGAGTTGATATCTCTCCCACGGGGAAGTTCAGTATATTCCAATCAAGCAAGTAAAGAGTTTGGTGGAGACACATTTTATATCACAATTGATGCAAAGAGTGTCAAAGAATTTAATGACATTGTGGAAATGGCAAAAACAGCAAGAATCCGAGATAGAATGAGGTGATTGGATGGCAACGAATACTACAAGTTTAAACGTTATTAAATGGGCGTACATTGATCAGACGAATCCAGACACTCATTATAATGTAGATCCAAGTGCCACATATCAGCTCAGTGATCAGACGAATAAGAACAAGATGCTTTTGTATGGTCTTGAATCAGTTCCAACCGAATTAAGACGTTACAGAATACTTGGGGTTGAAGTTTCTGTAAATCCTGTCGGTTTTGATTATGCTTATTTTTCTTCATTATTCGGTGGTTTTGATTCTTCAACTATAACATGGAACAGCGGCAAGCCGGAAATGGGTTCCAGTTATCTGATGGCAAGCAGATCAAGTGGTCAAGCTGATGCAGTTCGAAGCGAAGAAGCAAGAGCGTGGCTTGATCCAACCGTAAATATGACGCTTATGCAGCAGATCATACAAAACGGTGGCTTTGTTTGTCGGGGTAATGCGGCAGGTTATTCAATCAGACCTGCACTAAGTAACGGAAGAACCAATGCGGTTAAGGTAACATATGATACTGAGGCTGTTTTGCACGGTTGCCCTGTGATAGTAGACGCACCAACTGGAACTGTTGACCCACGAAAAGCGATTACTTTCAGCTGGAAACTTCAGAAACACGCTTCAAATTGGTATTGTATGGATGAAACTTTCATACAGACATCAGCGAAGTTTTACTGGAAATTTTCAGATGATGAAAATTGGACGGTTATAAACTTGACCGATCAAATGAGTGTAACAATTCCAGCCAATACGCTTCCAACAGCAAAAACAGTTCAGTGGTATGTGGAAACAACAGATGAAGATGGGGTTACAGATAGACTTTACATTCAGTCATTTCAAACTCCAATAAATATTATTTACTTTAAAACAAGACCAAGCGGGACTGAAGTAGATATACGTTATCCGATTGTGTTTTCGTGGGTTTTGAGTAGCGTGATCGGAAATTATGATCAGCAGTCAGCAACATTGTATTGGAGAAAGTCTGTTGATGATTCGTGGACAGCAATTACAACAGGATCACAGCAGACAATAGTTGTACCAGCTCTGACATTTCCAACTTATGCAACAATAACATGGTATTTGGAAGCAACAGACACAGGTGGACACACTGCTGTTTATAATCAATCTCAGTTTTCTACGCCAACCGTTGTTATTGAACCGTATACTTTTCCGGATGGAAGCGATATCAGCACAAAAGTTGCTCATAGTTTTGAGTGGCGTTATACAAATTCAAAATATACTGATTACACACAGGATTCAGCTGAATTCTATTGGCAGAAAGTTCCGTCAGAAACATGGAACAAGATTGATGTATCTGGGAATATAAAGACATTATCTATACCTGCTAACACATTCCCAACAAGCTCAAAAATCCGTTGGTATATTTCTGGCACAGATGTCGGAGGAACAACAACAAGAACATCGTTAAAAGAATTTGAAACAGTCACGACAAAAATCACACCGCAGAATTGCCCAACAAGTGGTTATTATGATCCAAGAAATGAAATAGTTTTTAGTTGGTATTATTCTAGTCTTATTGGAGAGTATACACAACGGAGTGCGGTTCTGTATTGGCGTGAGGTTGGTGATGATGTTTGGAATGAAATCCCGGTATCTGGTAATGTACAAACAATAACTATACCAGCAAATACTTTTCCTGTCGCCTCTAATATACAGTGGTATCTTGCAGGTACTGATACCGGTGGAACAACTACCACAACAGAGCAATTTACTTTTTCTACAACTGCGTCAACTGCATATGCAGTCTGTATATCTCCTGTTGGTCAAGTTGAAGATGGTACTAAGCAAATCGTTTTTTCATGGATAGTAAAAAATGATGATGGAAGTTTGCCACTTCGGACTGTCATTGAATGGAAATATGATACAGAATCACAGCTTGAGTGGAAAACACTGCTTGATACTGTGGATACTAGCACGGAATTTGTTGCACAGGCTGAAACTTTTCATGCAGGCGCTATTGAGTGGAGAGTAAGTGCTTATAACAGGGATCTGATACAAGGGCCAACAAATGTAGCCTCTTTCGTGTGTTTACATTCTCCTGAAGCTCCTGCCGGCCTTGCTGCTACGCCAGTTCCACGTACACTTGTGCGCTGGCAGTCATCTGGTCAAGAAGCATATGAAGTTATGATTGATGGTGCTGTTGTTGCAAAAGCGTATGGGCCAAGCGTTTACAGTTATCAGCAGAATGAACCGCTTGAAGATGGAGAACATACGATTTCCGTTAGGGTTCAGGGCCAATATGGTTTATGGTCGAATTACTCTGAGACGACAATTCTTGTTCACAATGTTCCAGGAGCATCAATTTCGCTGTCAGGTGTGTTTGATATTGATACTCAACTTGTTTGGTCTGTAAACAGTCAAGATCAGAATTCAACCATGAATGTTTACAGGGACGGCAAATGGATCGCTACGCTGATTGATTCATTTACTTTTGCAGACAGGTTTGCTGTTGGTACGCATAGCTATTATGTTGAGCTTTGGGAGTCGAGCGGTAATTATACAAGATCAAATACCATCGACGGAACGATTGAAGTAAAAGAAACAGTTATTGCAGATATTGCCGGTAGTAATTGGATGAATATTAATCTTACAGAAACATCTAATTACAAAGGAAATTATACATGGCAGAAAGAATTTGCAATCAGGAATGTTCTTGGTAGTGAGTATCCGATTATTGAGGTTGGAAAGAATATTTCTATGATTGGAAATTTTGCCTGTGCGTTTTCTGATAATGAAAGTGCATTACAGTTTGAGAAATTCAGAGGAAAGCACGTAATAATAAAGACTCACGGGAACAACATTATTTCTGGTGTTATTGTGAATATGAATAAGCAGGTTTTACAGTTCTATACTAATTATTCATTCACATTACAACAAACGAGCTTGGAGGACTTTATTTCAAATGAAACGTGAATTAGACTTCAAGTATACGGTCTTACGAAATGGTGCTGATTTCTGTACAATAGAACCTGTGTCTGATGCTATGCCGACAATCACGATGATTGACAGTGGTGAAATCAAGATGACAATGATGGGAACATTCTATGAGCCAATTGAAGCGGTTGATTGGCTCATAGATGAAATAAGACCTGAAATAATTGTCAATGGCGTTTCATATTCTCTTGGTATTTATCTTCCGGGTACTATTCAGTATTCTGAGAACAATACATCAAAAACCGTCAGTATAGAGGCTTATGATAGATGTTGGAGAGTTAAAACACGATGCGCAGAGTCTTTGAGATATTTTTCTCAAGGGCTTAATTATTTGAATGTGGTTGTAAGTTTGCTAACTGATGCTGGAATCACGAGTGTTGCAAAGGTTAATACAAATCACACATTAACAGAAGATCGTGAAGATTGGAATATAGGAACATCAAATTTGAGTATTGTTAATGAACTCCTTGCTGAAATCAATTATAAGCAATTATGGTTTGATGAAAATGGTGCAGCAAGATTGGAACCGGCAGCGCAAACAACATCTGATAATATTCAGCATATGCTGGATGATACAACAATAAAGAGTTTGATGCTTCCAGGAATAACAAAATCAACAGACATATATTCTGCTCCGAATGTTTTTTTGTGCGTGTGTTCAAATGCAGATAAGAGTGGCCCAATGGCGGCAATAGCTGAAAATACGAATCCACAGAGTCCGTTGAGTGTCGCAAGAAGGAAAAGAAGAATCACGCAGGTGGTCAATGTAAACAATATCGCATCTCAGGATGAGTTACAGTCATTCGCAAACAGACTCGTAACGAGCAGTATGTTGAGAGGAGAAACGATCAACGTGGAAACGTGTCTGCTTCCAGGCTTTGGAGTCGATGACGTTGTAGGGCTTAAATATGGTGACTATATGGTTATTTGTGTTGAAAAATCTTGGACAATGAATCTTGGGATTGGTGGCACAATGCAGCACACGCTTGAAAGGGTTATTATCAATGCTGAATGATTACTTAATTGATCGAGATATTAAGAGTCTGGACACACAAGAAAGATTTATCCTTGCGGTAGTGTATTCAGTTAATCAGTCTGAAACCGCAGTAACGCTTTTGTTTGACGGTGCAGATACTCCGACACAAAAATATTACAAGGTATTGACTGGTGCATGGCCTTTGCAATCTGATGACAGGGTTGTAGTGCTTAAAATGTCTGGGACATATGTTGTTGTTGGTAAAATAGGTGGTAGACCAGATATTCCAACACCTTCATTTATAGCAGAACCAAATACAGTTTTTGCTGGCCCAGCAACCGGATCAGCTTCAGCAGAAGCCACATTTAGAGTGTTGACGCAAGACGATATTCCGGGTGGTGGTGGTATGGAAACTGTTGTTGTAAGTGATGTATTTACTCCCGTCACTAATATTGACGCTGAATCAAAAATTGCTATATGTGGGAAATACGGTCATTTGTTGCTGTCTGTCATATATAAGAAAAATATTACAAAAGAAGCAAATAGTTCAAATCTATACAAAATTGGTACTGTTTCTTCGGATTATTGTCCATCTACAAGAATTACAAAAAATGTGTCGTATACATATTTTAAGAATTCTACATCAGGCACTGATCAGCTATATACAGTAAACAGCTGTAATATCATTATTAATGAAGACGGGATCGTATATGTTGATGTTGTCCCATCATATTCCTCATCAAATCCAAATCCAAGGGATAAATATGTATATGATGTCGGCTATTTATTGCCATAATATATTAGTACAAAGGAGTGAAATGCATTGGTAATTAGCACAATCCCAGCATCAAACTGCACACCTCAGACCATTGTGATCGGGAGGCGTGGGACCTATGACACCATGCAGATTGTATTTGATCTGAACTATCTGATCGATACATACGGCAATGGTGTTGCTGTTCTTGCCGTCAAACGGTCGCAGGATGAGAGTGCATATCCGGCTGTTGTGACTCGGGAAGATGCGGCTTTGACATGGACTGTGAGCGAAACGGATACAGCTTACGTCGGTTCCGGTGAGTGCCAGCTGATGTGGTATGTAAATGGTGGGCTTGCTAAGACGATCATTTATCCAATGGTTGTTATGCGTGACATCTTGCAGACCGCAGAAGAGCCACCTGATGGTTATCAAGGCTGGGTTGATGATTTACTCACGCTTGGAGCAGAAACGCTTCAGAACGCACAGAACGCCGCACAGAGTGCATCTGATGCGGATCAGAGTGCCAGTGATGCGGAAATAGCGCAGGGAAAAGCAGAAGACGCACAGGAAGCCGCAGAGGAAGCACAGAGAAGGGCAGAGGAAGCCGCCGAGTTGTTTATCAATCCGACAGCATCCGCAACCACTCTTGAGCCGGGAAGTCAGGCAACAGCGAACTATAACAATGGGCATTTTACTTTTGGTATTCCGAAAGGTGATAAGGGTGACAAGCTCACTTATGCGGATCTGACTGCTGCGGATAAAGCTGATCTTGTCCAGGGGCCGATTCGGGAAGCTCAGACAGCAGGAGTTAATGCTGTTAATACTGCCGGAAACACTCAGACAAACAGAGTGAATACAGCTGGTCAGACTCAGGTTGGTAACGTCAATCAGGCTGGAACAACACAAGTCGGAAACGTCACAAGCGAAGGTACTACTCAGGTCGGTAGAGTACAAGCCAAAGGTGATGAAGTCCTTGATTCTATCCCTTCTGACTACTCTGATTTGTCCGCAGAGGTTGATGATTTAAGTCGCCATTTAAGTGAGATTGCGTCGAGCACGGAAGAAACCGTCCCTATTACCGCAGAAACATATCTGTATACTACAGAATCGACACTAACAGAGACGTATATCACCGATGGTGTAGAGCTTGCATTTACTGCAACAGCAAATCCTAGTGTGTATTATGCGGTCAACAATCTTGAAGCTGGTCATTCGTACAAACTCCAATATAAAGTTGAATCTGGGGCGTTGAGTGTTGCTGAGAACCAGAAGATGGGGACAGTGGTTGGTACGACATTTTCGAGCATCCCAACGGAAGCAAGTTTCAGTGATGGAGTAATGACGCTTGAGTTTACCGCAACGGCAACCACTAACGCATTGCAGATAGCGATGATTTACTCAAGCAAGAACGTTACGCTGACCACTTTCCGCATTATGGATACATCCGTTCCGGGGTATATCATTGACAATGATGCTGTCAAAGACTTAGATGAGAACAACTTGTCTGCCGAGCTTCGCGCAAAAATCAATAATGCTGATGAAATCGTTATAGATCATGTGCCTGAAAACTATTTCCCGTTTACGCAGGATGCGATCATTGTTAATGAGACTCCTGTTACTGTCACTTATAACGATGATAATGTAAATCTTACGTTTACTGAAACCGCGAACCCTCTTATCATCTGGAAGATTGAAGGATTATTTCCAGACAAGGAATACACTATATCGTTCACGGTTTCCGCTGGTAACCTTAGCACAAGTGGCTGTATGCTTAGAAAATATCTGCAATCTGCGCCAGGATCAGGAGAGTTCATTAAGTCCCTGCATTTTGATGGG